CGACTTATTTAAGGATACCGATGAAGAAGTACAGTGACGTACTAGCTGTAATGAAAGAGAAAGGATTCTCTGAACAGCAGATGCAGAAAGCTAGTAAGCAGTTTTTCCAGATGAAAGCGCAGGAGCATGGGAAAGATACAGCCCCGGGATCTCTACGAAAAGGTAATACATTGCAGGATGTAGCTGTAGATTTCTTCCTTGGAGGAGACTCGGGAGAAGCATACAACAGGCGTAATTTTGTGCAGGATTACAGAGGGCAAGAGCCCGGCCTTGAGGAGAGTTCTTCCCCAGTAGAAATGGTACTAGCAGGGGGGTTTGGTCAGATAGGAAGAGCTATGGCAGCTAACCCAGTAGGTAGTGTTAATAAGATGGTACAGCGTCAGGGAGGATGTGGATACACAAAGCTAAGAAAACAGCTGATAGCTTTAAACTTAAAGTAGGTAAGTTTGAAAGATATTTTGATCTAGGACTAGTAGATGACTTAGTTGCTAGCGAAGGTAAGTTTTTAAGGGAGGTAAGTGCTGAGGCTAGACTAACTAAAGATATTCTACTAACCCCTAGCTTTTTTAAGCATGCAGGACAAAGTGATATAGACTGGGCAACTATTAGGTATGATCCTAATTTACCTAGAAATGTTTCTGGAGCAATGACCCCGGGTACAGGAAGTATTAGACTAAATCAACCATCAGCACTAGAGGCTGTGGGGGTATCTATAGGTAAATCTAAATCTACGGTGGCTCATGAGCTAAACCACTTCATACAGATGGCAGAGCAGTCAGCAGGGGGAGGAAGTCCATCGGGGATACTTAATCTAGTTGCTAAGAATAATCCGCGTAAGCTAGATAATATGTCACGAACAGAGAAGGTTACTAGAGCATTTAATACATACAGACATTTAGAAGGTGAGGTATTTGCTAACCTTAATCAGTCTTATGTAAATATAATACGTAATGAGATTAAGGCAGGAAAATCAGCTAAAGAGATAAAAGAAGTACTAAAAGGAAAGAACCCTGAGAAGTTATTAAAGTTACACTATGGAAGTGAGTATCCCTTTAAGGCAAGTAGAATTAAGGCACAACCCAGTAACTAACCGGAGATCCTATAGTGGATAAACCAGCAAAAGATGTTCGCCACGAGTGGCGTGTACACCCAGTAACTAAGTACTTACTACGAGACATACAAGGTACTATAGATAATATAGGCGATATGTTTACGCAGGGTAGCTTTGTATCAGACACAGAGTTTGAGACTGTAAAGTTACATTTAAAGGCAGTAGGAGCTGCAGAGGCGTTAGCTCTTATCTATGATGAGATAGATTTAGTAGATTCTCCAGAGGAGACTTCTGAGGATGATTAAAGCTAATGGGCATTATGTACTAATTAAACCTCAAGACATTACAGAAACGGATGCTAAGCTTAAAGGAGCTAAGGAAGCTGGTATATACATACCAGAGGATCAGATCTACAGGGAACAAGAGGCAGCTAATATAGGAACTCTTGTTGATATAGGCCCTGATGCATGGGATGCATTTGGAAGTGATAGCCCTTGGGCAGAGGTAGGGGATATAGTATACTTCCCTAGACATACAGGTAATACTGTACAAGACCAAGATACAGAAGAGAAGTTCATCATAATGACAGATGAACGAGTTATAGCAACTTATAAGAGAGATACATAATGGCTGAAGAGAAAGCTGTAGACTTAGAGCAATTAGATGCTGACTTAAAGAAAGAGCTAGAGGAAGATCTTGAGATTGATGAAGGAACTCCTCCTGAACACACAGAAGCAGAGCAAAAAGCAATAGCTAAAGGATGGAATCCTGATAAAGACTCGCTAGAGGGAACTGATAAAGAGTGGATATCTGCAGCTGAGTTCTTACGTAATCAAACCTTCTTTGATGAAATGAAGAAGCTTAAACGTGAGATTAAATCGCAACAAAAGATTACGGAGGCTTTCAAGGAGCAGAATAAAATAGTATCCGAGAAAGCATACCAAAAAGCAGTAAAAGAACTTAAGGTAAAGAAAGCTCAAGCAGCTAATGACGAAGACTTTAGTGGTATTCTTCAGATAGATGAGGAGTTAGAAACCTTAAGGGACGAACGACAGGAGGCCACAGCAAGCGAGAAAGTAGGTGTAACAAAAGAACAATGGGACACTGCCTTTGAAACGTTTGTTGATGAGAATGACTGGTATAACTCTAGTAGAGTAAAGCGAGCCTTTGCTGATACTATAGGTACTGAGTATGTTCGTGAGCATCCGGGAGCACATCCAGACGATGTGTATAAACACGTACTTAAAGAAGTGCAAACAGAATTTCCTAAAGAGGAAAAGACTCCGCAGAGAGCAGCTAATTCTAAAGCAGCTACAGTAGCATCGTCAGCTCGTAGAGGTTCTGCAGGCGGAAAGAAACATACAATGTCTGATATTCCAGATGAGCATAAGAGTATAGCCATGACTTTAGTAAAGACAGGCCAAGTGTCCGAAGAGGATTATTTAAAACAGTACTTCCCAGAAGACTATTAAAGGATAGACAATGACTAAGAGAACAACTAGACCAACAGAAAATACAGAGCAACGAGGCAAGCGCGTTCGCAGATCCTTTGTGGATGATACAGCAGATGTTTTAACAGTACAGGGTAAAGATCCTGATTATGTATATCGCTGGGTTAACGACGAACGGGGCCGTGTTCAACGTATGATAGCAGCTGGTTATGATGTAGTCACAGATCAACTAGAGATAGGATCAGGAAGTGATGTAGTATCAGGAGCAGTGAACACTATTACAGTTAATCCTAAAGTAGGCACTAAAGGTGTCTTAATGAGGATTCGTAAAGAGTACGCTGAGGAAGACGCGAGAGAAAGAGCTAAGGTAACAGATCGCTCTGAAGCCGCGTTATTTAGAAAAGAAAGTAATGCAGAAGGACGTTATGGGTCAGTTCAATACGAAGAATAATCCAGTAACGGGTCTCTGCTAACAGGAGAAAAGTATGGCGAATCCAGACCGTCCAAGCGGTTTTCGTTTCATCAAAACTAATGGTGGGGTTGCTACGGCACAAGTACGAGCTATCGGAATTACTTCCGGTACTAGTATGTTTCGTGGTGATCTAGTCAGTTTAACTTCTAACCTAGCAGCTGTAGCAGCAACTAATAGTGCTACTATCCTAGGTGTAGTTGTAGGTTTTGGTAAGAAAGACCCTTTAACTGGTAGTATAGGATCAATGAATGATCCAGATAACCTAGAAGTAGGCTACTTCAAAAGCTCGTATACATCAACTGATTATGTTGTATTTTATGTACCAGTGCAGAATAACCTGTTTGAAGTGCAAACTTCTACAGTAGTTACTTTGTTACCGGGAGATAATTGTGACTTAGTTGCTACAGCAGGTGACACTGCTACGGGTCAGTCTCAGCAAGAAGTTACAAGTTCAACTAATGCTGATTTCCAAGTTGTTCAGAACCCGGAGTATGTAGATAATGATAACACATTAGTTAATGCTCGTGTGTGGGTACAAGCAACTCCAGCTGAAACTGCGTTTGCATAAGGAGTAATAAATGCCTATTAATAGTACACATTGGGGCAAGGCCCTATGGCCCGGAGTTAACTCTTGGTTCTTAGAAAGTAAGAATGATTGGGATATGGAGTATAGTAAGATATACGAAACCCGCTCATCTCGCAAAGCTTTCGAGGAAATCATGGGAACTACCGGACTTGGTTTAGCTGCGGTTAAGCCAGACGGAGAGTCAGTTGTTTATGATACTCATCAGCAAGGTTTCTTATCAAGATTCCAGAACATTGAGTATGGTATTGGCTTTATCATAACACGTAACATGGTTGACGACGATCAATATGATGTAATCGCTAAGCAGCGAGCTCGTGGTATTGCACGTTCTATGTTACAAACTAAAGAGAATGTTCTTTGGAATGTAATCAATCGTGCGTTTAATAGTGCTTACACAGGCGGTGATGGTGTAGAGTTAATCTCTACTGCACATAAGAACCGTACTGGTGGTACTTATAGTAACATGCTGAGTACTGCAGCTGATTTATCAGAAGCGGCACTAGAGCAAGCACATATCAACATCGGTAAGTACACAGATGATCGTGGTCTTAAGATTGCTGTTAAAGCTCAGAAACTGATTATACCAGTAGACTTAGAGTTTGAAGCAGAGCGTATCTTAGAGACTGAGAAACGTCCGGGTACTAATGATAACGATACCGCTACTATGTCTGGTAAAGGACGTATTCCCGGTGGAGTTGTTATGTCTCATTATCTGACAGATGCTAACGCATGGTATCTACAGACTGACGTAGATGATGGCTTGATTCACTTTGAGCGTCGTGCTGACGAGTTCAGTGATGATAATGACTTTGACACCGATAACGCTAAGTATAAAGGTGTTATGCGCTTCTCAGGTGGATGGGCTAACCCTCGCTGCCTGTACGGCTCTAACCCAGCGTAAGCTGCCAGTAGCCCCTTCGGGGGCTACGTTTAAGGAGAATATCTAATGGCACAAAAAAACTCAACAACTACAGCTAATATCAGGTCAGGCCCTCGTAGTGTAGGCGGAGTAGATGGTAACACAGGGTCAGTTATGCTGACCTTACACTTTAGCTTTGATCCTACTGCTGCTGCAGCAGGTACTGGTATGTACTTGCCTAAAGGGGCTACGGTACTAGCACACTCACATGATGGTGGAGCAACAGGTGGTACTAACCCTACATTTATTATAGGCATAGCCTCTGATACTAATGGGTATATTACAGTAGCTCCTGCTGATGCAGCTGGAGTATCCGGTATTGACGGAGCACTGGCAGATACACCTACTACACAAGCAGAGCAGATTTATGCAGGTGTAGGAGCTTCTGCTGCTACTGGTGGTACTGTAGCAGGGCATATTATGTATGTACTAGATGATCCAGATAATGCACTAAACGAGTAATACTGAGACCCCGTAAGGGGTTTCTTTTCTGCCTAGTAAGGCATGATGGGCTTCCTGCCCACATAATAAAAGGAACGAATAATGAGTGGTAATGTATCTAACCATGTATGGGTCACAGACCCTACAAACACCAGAGGTGGTTACTGGGAAAGATCAGGAGGAGACGTAAGTGGTAATACTAATACCTATCTAAAATCAGATGACACAAAGGAAATTGACCGATACATAACCTTTGCACAGAGTGCCACTACTCCTACAGATAATGATGTTATCTGGACGAGTAATGATCTAACGGGTTATGCAGTGCATACATTTAAGGTAACGGCTGGCTCTATATCAGTGCAGGCCGGCTGGCTCTATATCAGTGCAGGCTGATATTTTAGGTGATGGCACGTTTACAAGTGATTTAGCCATGCGGGATTTAGCGGCAGTAGCATCGGGAACCTTTGTCTTAGTCAGTGGAGCAGGAACAGTACAGGTTGTAGGGAATTATAAGGCCTTGCGTGTGTTAGCGGATGGTGTAGCTACTGTTGCAAGTACATCATCTCACACAAATGGTGAAGCTCATGGTTAATAATGTAAGCAAATTTCCACCATTGCCGGCCAATGACCCAAATGTGATTGTAGATACACCGCTAATATCAGGTACTAACTTGCCTGCGGGTGTAACTGCGTTAGGCGATGGCACGTTTAGTGCCAATGGGTATAAGCCGAACACAACGGGTGTAATACGAATTACTGGTATACCTAATCAAACGCTTATTACTAATGGAGGGTATATTTCTTTTAATGTGAATGCTAAGTCAATATCTAAAAGAGATATTGATTTTCCCGGTGAATTTACGCAATCTGAGGGAGTTACTAGAGCAGCAGTAGCCACTATTTTAGTCATACAAGGAGATGGCGGAGGTGGGCAAAGGATTTCTATACAAATAAATAATACCAATAACTCTATTTCTATTAATGAAGTTGGCGGTGCAGGTAATCTAGTATCCACAGGGGTAACCTCTGTTGGAAAAGATGAAAAATTACATTTTGTATTTGCCATGTATGGCAATCGTATAAAAATATACATAAATGGCGTTGATGTAGTGCGTGACATAGACCCATTAGTGGTTGATTATGATGTAAATCAGGCAAATACTATTTATGTAGGAGCTAATGATTTTGCTGGCGGCATAAATTTTGGGCCTTATGACATATCAGATTTACAAATAGGGCGGCTCCCCCCCTCTGTAGTAACTAATCATAAACGCATAACAATATGGGGGGATTCGTTTATTTTACTCGCTTATGGTGCGCTCGGTGCCGAGATTGGGTATCTATCGAGAAATTTAGATGCTTCGGGGATATCATTTCTTAAGAGAGAATTTAATAAGTCAGGCCGTGCTGTTAAAATAATCCCGTGGGGTGAATCTGGGCGAGGCTGGGCGTCTTCATACAACCCTAGTCAAGATTCTATTCGGGCAAGCATTGCAGAGACGGGCTGTGATATATTAATAATGGCAAATAGTGTTAATGGGGTTCATTCTACTGATCCGCTTGCGTCTGATTATCAATCATCATTAGAAGCACATATAGACTACGTCATTACAAATAATGCTAATTTAGAAACTATAATTTTTGTGTCAATGATGCCCTTTACTCAGAACCCTGGGAATATAGCGGATAGAACATCAGGCGTAGTCGAAGCATCTAATTTAGTATTTGAAAATCTAGTTGCGTACGTTGAAGCTAACTACCCACAGGTAAAGGCTGTTTTTTATGATATGTTTACCAAAACTGGCGGGCATAATTATCCGGCTGACTGGAATTATGGGGTTATAAGTGGGGTAGATAATATACACCCGTCACCTAAAGGATTTTATAATATTGCACCACACTTTTACAGTATGATTGATTCAGTATTGTAGAATAATTGATACCCTAAAATAGAAAATTAACTACCGTAATACTCTAATAAAGGTAGCATACTACAAGTAGAGGAGTATTTCCTTAAGGTGAGGAACAGTGGGAAAAGCTGATTATTTAAAGCTAGGAGACTGGAATGCACAATGTGACAGGTGCTCCTTTAAGTTCAAAGCTAGCAAGCTACGTAAGACGTGGGAAGGGTTCTACGTGTGCAATGCTTGCTGGGAACCAAGGCATCCTAGTGACTTCTTCAGGCTACCCCCTGATGATTCTAGCGTCCCTTGGACTAGACTAGAGGATACGTGTACAGAGCATGAGACTTATACAGATGTTTCAGGTAATGTGCTACCTAATAACTGTGGTGCAGATAATGTAGTGGGAAGAGGCACGGTTAGCTTTTCAAGGACTGACTCTGCTATAGAGTACACTGGTGAGGTATCCCCTATAAATACTGCTCGTGTACAAACAATAGCTTCTAGGCCATCCATAGGCACAGCTTCCTATACTGCAGTAACTAACTTTAGTTTAATGACATACGCAGAATCTGAGGCTGAGTTAGCTAGATTAGCTAGTACATACTCAGCAACAGTTACTGTGTATGGAGCATCAGTAAGTAGTAATAATCTAAGCATACTTAAAACTACAGGGACTGGTAGACCTATTCTTCTTATCTCTTGTGGGATACATGGCGATGAGATACGTTCTTTACGTGGATGGTTTGCTGCAGTAGAATGGTTACTAGGAAGTACTGATCCAGATGCAGTATCCTTTAGGGCTGCATGGGACTTGTACTTTATACCCTTAATAAATCCTGATGGTACAATAGCAGGAACTAGGAATAATACTAATAATGTAAACCTTAACCGTAACTGGCCTTACTTCTTTGGACAGACTACTGATTCAGATAAGGGAGCATCTTCTTTATCAGAACCAGAGACTAGTACTTTAGTAACTAATTTAGCATCTGTTGCTAGTGATATACAGTGTGTAGTAGACGTGCATGATTGGGGGTCTAATACAACCCTTGGGTTTTTAACTGAGCAAATCTACCATAATGCTAAGACTATGAGGTTCCAGCGCGGGATTAATGGGCACATAGATACTGTACTAGGTAACAATACTTACAGCATGGTTAATCCTCCAGCTGTACTTACAGAATACAGAAGTAAAAGAAAGTCTTATCTTTATACTTACTTCCGTACTAATGGTAAGTCAGATTGCTTCGGCGGTATACTAGAGCTACCAGAGGCAGAGTCTGTTTTAACTGTATGTAAGTTAGCACAAGACTGTATGCTGGGATTAGTACGAGCCTGCATAGAGCATACAGGTAGCTATAATAATGCTACTGTAGTAGAAAGTACTAATCTAACATTACCTTTAAATAGTAATTCTACCTTAGAGGACTGGCAGACAGGGCAAGGTCGCCCACAGTGGACTAGTATAAATAAAGTAATAGGTACACAGGTACTAGATAGTACTCTTAATAGAAATATATTTAGATCTACTAGACCAGACGACTTTAAGCTTACTAACCCTGTATCACGAGCTGGGTATGCATCAAGAACTAATGCTAATAATTTTAAAGAGCTATGGATGTTCTCTGGCAGAAATACTCCCGGAGCTTATACATCTGATATAGTATATATAGATTCAGAGCTAGGAACTCAGGCTGTTATAGGTACAGTTCCTACTGCTGTACAATACTCAGCAGCTGCTAGTGATGGTACTAGTGCTTACTTAGTAGGCGGGTATGATGGAGCTGCTTACTCAGACCAAGTATTATCTAGTGCTCTTAGTAGTACTAGTATGGCCTTTACCAGCTTTGCAAACAGACTTATTATAACTGGTGGATTACAGAGACACTCCTGCGCTATATGGGGAAACTTCTTAATTATAGCAGGAGGCAGGGACTCCTCTAGTTATAGAACAGATATAGTAGCTATAGACCTAACAACTAAGTATCAGTATATCATAGGTAGTCTACTGTCAGCTCGTGGGCATGCAGGACTAGCTCTTGATGCTTCTAGTAATGAATTATATATGTTTGGGGGATGGAATGGTAGTTCATGGACAACTCTTGTTCAAAGGATAACCTTAGTAGATCCTTTAGTCAGAGCAGAGACAGATGGAGAAACTCGAGTAGGCTCTGTGTTTTATTCTGCAACAGGAGGATTTACTTCTTCAGACGTAGGTAAGCATATAACATTACAATGGCTATCAGATAATAGTACTCCCTCTTATATGGGAGACTATGTAATAGCTACTTATGTAGATACTAACGCAGTTACTTTAACAAGTGCTCCTACTACATATACTACAGGTATAACCTTTACTTTAACTAATACTACTGGCACAGCTAGTAGTGTAACTACTATGCCTGCAGGTGTTAGTAATTATACTATAGACCAAAACGGTAATGACGTTTATATATTTGGTGGAAATGAGGGCTTAGGTGCTACAAGCACCTTACATAAGTATGTGCTAGGATCTACTCCAGTTGTTAGTACCTTAGCTTATACATTAGCTAGTGTTACTAACCCAGAGACAGGAGTAGTAACTCCTATTGAAGATCCTGAGTTACAGGATGCTGCTAGCTATTACTCTCCAGCAGGAGACTCTCTTGTGGTAGTAGGAGGAGAAGATGAGACGGGTACTGCTAGACAAGATGTTTATGAAATAGACCTTAGTACATTAGTAGCAGATATGTGGTACTCAGATATTATATCTTATGGGTACATACGTATAAGCTCTATGTACACTACTCTAGCAAATGAACAGTATGTAGCAGTATGTACGGTAAAGAATGTAACGGTAGGCAAGCCTGACATAAATCCATTTGTTAGATTATATGCTGCTATAGGCCCTATTGGCTCTCCTACAAGAAAGATACGTACTTGGTACGTAGTACCTAGTAATGATGAGTACATGACTATAATGATGCCTCTTGAGATACGCTCGGGAGAGACTGAGTTACGGTTATATCTTAGGCATTACACAGCAGGTACTGTAATAGACGTAGCTAACCTTGTTCTGTATAAAGGAAATAACTTATGTATGTACCCCCTAGAAAAGGGAGCTAGTACTAATGCAGTAGATATTATGACACAGGCTATAGATCTAACAGTCGGTGGTACTGGGTACTATAACTTATCAGGGTCATTTGTTCCTTTAGTTACTATAAACAGTAACCAGACTAACACTAAGTATATTAGTATATTAGATGATGTTGGCGTAGAACAGATCAGCATTACTATGTCAGATACAGAGGACACAGGATCTGATGAAACTAATAATAGCACAATAACAGTTATAAATAATAAGACAGGGTACAGTAGTACAGTCACAGGATTCAAGGCTAACTACAATAGATCTTCAGGGAAAGAGTACCGAGATGATGCTATCCACTGGGAACTGCAGGATAAAGGTAGGTATGAGCTAGTACTTATATTATCTTTTTATGGTAAAACAGAAACCTTTACTATGCCTAGCTCCCCAATAGATACTGGATGGGTAATGAAGTCTGTTGTAATGACTAATGGCGTACATACTAATCCTGTAGTAGAAGAACTAACGGCGGAATTATAATGGCTTTATCAGGAACTAATGTATACACTATAAGTAGGGATGACCTTATATTAGCTAGCTTTGAGAAGATAGGAATAGCTGTAGAAGGAGAACCTATTGCTAGCTCAGATGTAGACACAGCAGCTAGGCATCTTAATATGCAGATCAAGGCATGTATAGCTAAGGGCCTACAGATATGGAAGCGTAGTACAGCTAGTATAACAATGGTAGCATCTCAGAGGATCTATACACTAGGCCCTTCTGGTAATGTAGTTATGACCAGACCTTTACGTATACTAGAGTGTAATCGTGTAACTATATCTGATGGTAACTCTGTACCTATGGTTCCAGTTACCAGAAATGAATATGAATACTTACCTAACAAAACAAATGAAGGAACACCTATACACTTTCACTATGATCCTGTACTCACTAATGGGGATATGTATGTATGGTCTGTTCCAGATACAAATGCTGCTAGTACTTATACACTGGATATAGTTTACTCAGCACCTATGGATGATATGACGGGATCACTTAATGACTTTGATTTCCCCCAAGAATGGTACGAGGCTATAATGCTAGGTCTAGCTTATCGTTTATCTGCTATATATGGTACTGAGCTTAATGAGAGATACTTACTTAGGAAAGACTATAAAGAAGCTATGAAGCTGGCTGAGGACTACGATGTAGAAGATGGCTCGGTGTACTTACAACCAGACACAGACGGAGGTGTCTTCTAATGGCATCAGCTCTTAATTTACCAAGATTCAGATACACAGTAACTGCTACAGATGCTAATGGTAATTCTTACCTAGCTCCTGCTAGCGGGTACTTACTTAATATATATAATGCAGGCACTACTACACGACTGACTACTTACTCAGACTCAGCCCTTACAGTAGCTAACGCTAACCCATTAACCCTAGATGCAGATGGTGCAGCTACTGTTTACTTCACTGTGCCTGCTAAGGTAGATCTTACTAATGCTGCTGGTACCTCAGTAGCTGGATATCCAGTAGATGATATTAATCCATCACTAGCAGCTAGCTCTACAGCTGCTACTAGTACAGGGATAGTTAATGGTAACTTTGAAACGTTACTAGCGACTGATGCTACTAAGCCTGAGACATGGACAGTAGCAGAGAGCATTACTGGTACTATAGTAATAGACACAACTGATCAGACTACAGGTAATAATTCATTACAATTTACAGGTGCTGATATAAATGGAGCTGGTACTATAACAAGTAATAAGTTCTACGTTACTAGCTCCTCTACTGTATTAACTACATTCTCTTATAAGTCTAGTGCTGCTGATACACGTAATATAGCACAGCTTAAGTTTTACAATGCTGCTGGAGGTACTGTAAGTACTAGTAGTATAATGGATGAGGGGGCAGCTAACCCTACTAGCTTTGCACTAAGAGATTATATGACAGCAGTACCTAGTACAGTAGTACAGGCTGAATTTATATTCCAAGGGATGGTAGGTTCTGGTACTACAGTAGCAGGTACTACTAACCTAGACTCTGTATCAGTTATCCAGAATAACTTTATGCCTACCACTAATGGTACTGGGCAGGCAGATAAAGCAGTAGTATTAGATAG